TTATCAATAGCTGGCGATGTAAGTGTGACAGGCACAACACCAACAATTACTATTGGCGATGGCGATGCAGAAAATACAGCACTTGTTTTTGATGGTAACGCTCAAGATTATTATTTAGGTCTTTATGATACAAGCGACAGCATTGTTATAGGTAGAGGTAACTCAGTAGGCACTAATCGTAATTTTGAAATAAACTCAAGCGGTAATGTAGGGATTGGCTTTACACCTAACTCTTGGGTTTCAGGCGATATAATCTTACAAGGTAAATCTGGTACAAGTGCATGGAATCTTTGGGGTAGAAGCAACACAGTAAGATTTGGTATCAATCATTATTTTGACGGTAGTAACTATGTTTATCAACAAGATGGTGGTGCTGCATCTTACGAACAATCAGCTAATAGTACCAATGGTTTGCACACTTGGCACTCAGCAGATCAAGGCACAGCAGGAAATACTTTTACCAATGCTGAAAAAATGCGTTTGCTTGATGGCAATTTAATGTTAGGTACACAGACAACTAACATAGCTGGTCTTACATCAACAGCAAGTACAATTTTAGCTATTAAAAATAGCGGTGGTAGCACAGATACGGCTGATTTACGTTTAGATGGGCCTGGTGGTGGAATTATTAATTTTGGTGATGATAATGTCAGAACAGGATTGTTATTTAGTGATAATGTAAATTTCTTTGAAATGGCAAGCAGAGTTGCTAAACCACTAGTTTTTTCAGCTAATTCTTCTGAAGCTATGAGGATTCACAGTAATGGTAATGTTTCAATTGGTGGTACTAGCGATCAACCTTTAGGTTTGACTATAGCAGGAACACTTTTAGCTGTAGATGAAAGTAGCGATTCTGCAGGCATACAACTTGATGGTGGTACTGGAGCTAGAATAGATATGGGTATTGGTGGCACAGCATATTCAAAAATATTTACAGATAGTAATATTTTTGAACTTAAAGGTGTTACCAATGCACCTATGTTGTTTGGCACTAATGATACCGAGAGAATGAGAATTTTAGGTGGTGGTAATGTTGGTATTGGTACTACAACTCCTGGTGAAAAATTAGAGGTAAGTGGTAGTGTAAGCATTTCAACAGATCTTAAATTTAATTCAGGATTTGGTAGTGCTGGAACAGCCTATGGTGTTAGAGCTTGGGCGAGATGGAATGGAAGTGCAGGTACTCCATCTGGCGTTACTGGTGGGAATGTTAGTAGTGTAAGTTATACTGCCGCAGGTAATTGGACAATAAATTTATCAAATGCGATGCCAGATACTAATTTTGTTGCTGCTGGATTGGTAGGACAGTCAGGATTATTGAGAGGAGATAATGCTGGAATAGCATCATCTACTACTTCAGTTAAA